GGGCGCCTATTTACGTTGGCACTTGAGGCGCAAGGCATTCAGTCCACGGTAACGTTCCAGTTTGCCGAACTGCGCGCCGCTGAAAAATTGCGGGATGCGCAAACCGAGGCGATGGAGATCGCCAACGCCGTCAACAAACGTAACGAGGGCTGGCAAACACAGGATGAGGCGTCAATTGCTATCACCGGCAGCCCTGCGGTGGCACCCGCACCCGCGCAGCAGCAACAACAGCCGCCGATGGTGCAGGACAACAACGATGGCAACGAACAACTCAACGCCATGTGGTTGACGGAATTGCGCGAAGGCAAGGCGATTGTGGCGGATGCAATGAAAGCGATGCGATTGAATGGATACCATAAAAACACTAGTTTCAATTGATGATGTCATTGATTACCTGAATGAGTTGTTGGCATTAGATGGGCAGGCAATCGCCGCATTGGTAGCGAATCGTGTGCCATGTAACGAATTGTTGGCAGATCACCGAAGTGTTCAGGTCCAGGTCAAGCATGGCGTTTTTTACGTGGGCTTACTAGGCGTCATCAATGGCATGTTCGGGACTATCGATGGAGTTAATGGTCCGGTGGCTACTGTTTTTGATGATGGGCGATTAGTGTGTTTCGCGAGGCGCGATGAGTATTGACACACGCCTGTACGCCGGCCTGGCCCAAATGCAGCGGGCGCTAGATGGGCTTCTGCAAGTGCGTGAGCAGGTAACAGAGGCCGAGATCGCACTGTCCGACCAGTGGCAGGCGGAGTTGCAGCCGGTGTTGCGTGACCTGTATTGGTGGCCATTCCGCAACGGCTTTGCGACGGCGCCAGATACAGCCGGCAAACTGCGCTCATGGCTGGAAAATCAGTATGAAAACGATAATGCCGTGCGGCCATTGCGCGAGTCGCTACAGCGCTACCAAGTGCGGGCGGCCAATCTCGGCGGACAAATGGCACTTGACGACCTATCAATCAGCGGTACATTTCGCCTGACCAACGCTGATTATCTGGCGGCGCTTGATGACCATGCGGCTATGCTGGCTAGCCAAAATACCGAATTGAGCCTGATTGACACGACCATTGACGATTTGGTTGGCGGCATCATCAAGGCAGACAGGACGCTGCGCAGTTTGGCCGATGGCGTGTTTGATGTGGTTGGCTCGCTGATTGCTGACTGGACAACATTCCGTGCAGGACTGATTGCGGTTACGGAGACGGCGCGGCTAGTGGCCGGTAGCATCAATCAAACGCTATACCAAAACGATGTGTTGTATCAGTTGTTCGTGACTCGCGAAGATCGCAACGTCTGCAAGCTATGTGGACGCCTGCATGGCGAACGAATGCCGGTGCGCAACATTCCGCCACATCTGCGCATTCCGGTTCATGGCCGGTGCAGATGTCGTTATCGTGCCGAGTTGTTAGGCTGGACGCTACCCGATGCCGCGTGGCGTGGCGGCGAAGCGCGGCAACCGGTACAGCCACAGTCCGCACCTCGCCCGCGCTATTTGCCAAGCCGCAACAATATCAATGTAGCGCTTGGCAACTCAGAACAGTACATGCGAGATGCTATGCAGCGGCTAGGCATCACACGCCAGGAACTAGAGCAAGGTGCCGAACAGGCGTTGCGCGGGCTGACCAGTAACGGACGCATGGCTATTCAGTATCCATCGCAGCGCATTGACGCACTGCTGAGTGACGACAAGTTTAAGACGTTGTTTGATACCGGCAATTCTAACGCACACGCCCAGAGTCTTGATTTCCGGCGTGACATCGAGCGTTTCGGTATGGGTATTCCGAAAAACGCAGCAGCTTCTGCACGGCCAGTGTATGGCTACCTACACGTCGGCGTGGAAGCAGAGGCACAGGTCAGCCACTACGGCGATCTGACAGTCTTTTTGCGCGACGAAGTGCGCAATCGATCCACGTTCACGGTTGCTGATTCATCTTTTCCATTACAGCAACGCGAAATGGTAGCGTCATCATTTGGCAACGTGCAACGGGCCACCTGGCAGCCAAACGCAGGGGCGCTGTATGAGTATGGCAAGGGCGGCAACCTGAGTAAGCTACTGCGGGAAATCGACTACATTGAGACACAAGTGCAAGGTGGCGTATCGCTTGGTGATGTGTCGGCAATATTAGATCGCAATGGTGTGCTGACGGCAGCGCAGCGGGCGGCATTTGAGCAGAAAGGCATTACGATATGGCGCGACGTACCATAACGAAACCGGTGATTGTGTTGGAGGATGAGCAGGTTGTGATTATTGTCAATCGTGATGAGGCGAGCAACGAAACCGCAGACACGCAATCTTACACGGCAAGTACAGGCGACTACAGCAAGGTGATGCCCTATGCGAGTTGGTTGAAGTTTAAGCCGTGGTTGGCGGTAGTTGATCCACCAAGAGAGTTTACGCCATGACTAAAACCGAAATCCGTTGCCCCAAATGTCGCAGTGACCTATGCAGCATGATTCGGGCAACGAGTCAGATTTACCAGTGTGAAAAGTGCAAGTGCGTGTTTCGTGTAGATAGCAAGGTAGATAAGCGATTGACGCACACGACCGACAACCGAGAGGCGAAACCATTGTGAACGACATTTTGGGTGGACTGATTGACGCAATGATAAGCGATTATGAATCCTACACAGAACACAACGCCGAAAGCGTTCATGCTTCGCCCGATCTAATCAACTACATACTCGCCAAATCTGGCTATGGCTCCATAACTATGGACAAGGATGGCGCTTATCGAATAGCCGGATTGCAGATCGTTGCAAACCCAAACATGAACCGCGGCAAGATTGAGATTCGGTAGGATGATGGAAGGTGGACATGTCAGTATTGACCAACCGAGAACGCCAAATTGCATTGCTGCTGGCACAAGGCAAAAGCCAGATCCGAATTGCGCGTGAGTTGGTTGTGAGTCGTTATACCGTGTACAACCACGTCAAGAGCATACGCAATAAAACTGGTGCATCGTCGGCTTTCGAGGTTGCGGTAAGGGTTTTGCAAACTCGCTGAAAAATAGCCACATTTAGGAATAGAATAGTTGGTGATGAGTCGCTACAATTTTTGTAGCGACTCTTTTTTATTTCTGAGGCTATTTCATGACTGATTTGTATTCATATCCTGCACGAGTGTTGCGGGTTGACGCCAGAGCACGACAGGACGAATTACTAGGTCTGGCCAAAGCGAACAGCGCTTACGATCCGGCCATCTTCGAGGAACGCACGCCATTTTTCTGGACTGCGGAAATCAGCAACGACGGCGTTGACGCCTACTATACTCGCATGTTGCCCAGCACACTGCAAAACTTTACCGATGCGGCGCGGGCCGGCATCTCCTTCCTCAACAGCCACAGACACAACGAGTTGCCATTCGGTCGCAGCCTGGACGGGCGCATGGTGGAAGGCGGTAACCGGCAGCGGGTGCTAGCCGACTTTTTCACGCTGCCAGGCCTGAACCTCAACGGCGTGACCACTGACGATTTTATTGCCGGCGTGCGTGCGGGGATTGTGTCTGATGTCAGTGTCGGTTTTCACGGCGGCACCCATTTTTGTGACGTATGCCAGCAAAATTACATGTCCTGGGATTGCCCACATGTGGCCGGTCTGAAATTTGAAATCAAGGATCGTGGACTAGTGCTCTGCACTGTATCCATTGACAACGCCATTTTGTCAGAGGTTTCTGGCGTGTACGATGGCGCCACACCGGATGCCACGATCCAAAAAGCGCAGCGGATGGCCGAAGCGGGTGAACTAAAACCGGAGGCGGTGCGAGTGCTGGAAGCGCGCTACCGTACTCGATTTGATGTAAAGCGTAGTTTTCCGGTAGCCAAACCGGAGAAGGACAAAGCAATGGATTTTGAACAGATTGTAAACCAAATTCGTGAGGTGCTAGCGCTTCCGGCTGATGGCGATGTGGTTGCCGGCGTGTTGGCCGTATCCACGGCGCCGGATAAGTTGCGCAGCATGGAGCAGCAGTTGACCGAGGCACGCGCCAAGGTTGCCGAGCTTGAGCCACTGGCCGCCGATGGGCGCACGTATCGCGATGACCTGATCAGCGATGCGCTGGCCGAAGGCGTGCGGGCCTATGGTGACAAGTTCAACCGGGGCACGTATGAGGCAGCGCTGAAAAATGCCAGCCTTGACCTGATTCGCCAAATGCGTGGCGATTGGGCCACGGTTGGCAGTGAACGCTTCGCTGGTGGGCGCAAGACCGTTGACAGCAGCCAGGCACCTGCGCAACAGCAAAAACAACGTGCCCACGTGCCGCAGTCGGCCTATTCGGTATAAGGAGCAATCACATGCGTAAAACAATTCTTTCGGCGCTGATTGCAGCGGGCTTACTAGTGGCGTTGCTAAATCTACCTGTGTTAGCGCAGGGCATTACCAACTTTGACACCATTTGGCTGAGCGGCGATCTTCGTGTGGCCGACGACGCCACCGTGATTGATGACCTGACGACACGTGACCTTATTGCTAGTCAACAGACCAGCATCACGGTGACCGATGGCATAACCATCACGCCAACTGGCGCTTATCAGCGGATTACCGCCGCCGCCGCCACAGGCACATCGGCTATCGGCGGCTATGCCACGGCGGGGCGGGTGATCGTGCTGGTCAACGTTGGTAGCAATACCATTACGTTGACCGATACCGGCACACTAAAACTTAGCGGCAATGCAGCCCTGGGGCAATATGACAACATCACCCTGATGTCCGACGGGACAAACTGGGTTGAACTTAGCGAGACGAATAACTAGGAGACACAGACAATGGCAGATCCACGCAACACAGTCGATTTTACCGGCATCGGCTATAACGCGCAAACTTTTTTGATTGATGACAGCACCATTACCTACAGCGCTACCACTGCCGGCGGTAGCACGAAGGTCGGGCTAGCGGTGGCGCTCAGTACGCACAAGACCGTTGAGACCACTGGAGACGGCGAGGAAGTACTTGGCAAGCTGATCAGCGTCGAGTCTGACGGCAAATGCGTAGTCCAGACCGGCGGCTATATGACACTGCCTGGTGGCAATGGCGCATCACTCACGCCTGGTAAAGCTATCGTGGGCGCTCTGAACGCTTCGAGCGCAGAAGGCTACATTCGCGAGGTTGCTACCGGCACCGCCGCCGAACTTGGCCGTTGCAACGGCCTGATCGTTGACGCGTCCACAACCACCGCCGTGTGGGTAAAACTGTAACAGGAGACAGATAGACATGGATAACGCACAAATCACCACACTCGGCACTCGCGAACTGTGGGCGCAGTTTCAAAATAAACCGCTTGACATTTACCACACGGTAGCTAACCGCATGGTTGAGGCTGGCATTGAGGAAAAACCAACCTTGAGTCGGGCGCTTGAGGAAATCAGCCCATCTGAAAAAAGCGATTCGCTTGACGCCTTTGAACGCCTGATGCTGGAAGCTGGCATCCGTACAAAGAGCGATCCCGTTGCAGGGTACTGGGCCAGCAATGCCGGCGCCTTTACTCGCAGCGCTGGCGCCAAAATGTTGCTTGGCGAATTCTTCGCCCGCAACTGGCGCAAGATTTCACACGGCATGACTGAACAGCGTGCCATCTTCCTGAGCAATGACGGTATCGCAGGTTCGTTTGAACGGCCCTACAGCGACGCTATGGGCGTGCGGCCATCACAGCGCATCGCGCCGGCTATTCCGCTGTCAGAGCTTGTGTCTGTGACCACCGGCATTAATGGCGACACCTATCGCAGCTACTATTTGACTTATGACGCTGCGGCCCTGCGCAAATATCGTGTTGGTGAGACTGCCAATATTCCGATTGCCAAATTGAGCGGTGGCGAGGAAACGATCCGCCTGAAAAAGTACGGCCGTGGGTTGGAAGCGTCCTACGAAGATTTACGCCGGATGCGCGTGGACAAACTCGCCTTCTACATTCAATGGATGGCGCTGCAAACGGAGATTGATAAGGTCGACGCGGCCCTAGATGTGCTCGTGAACGGTGACGGCAATTTTACACCGCAGGCGCATAACCTGACCACGCTTGATCCTGCTGCCACTGCCGGCACGCTGAGCCTAAAAGGCTGGCTCAGTTACAAGATGAAGTTCGCGAATCCCTACGCCATCAGCACCGCACTTATGCAAGAGGCTGTAGCCTTGCAACTGGCCATGCTAAACACTGGCAGTGCCAACGTGCCGTTGCTGGCCATCCCAAGTGGACAAGGTGGCTTGAGGACTGGCTTGACGCCTATCAACACGACTAACGACAACGTGCGCTATGGCTGGACCAGTGATGCGCCATCGCTCAAGATTGTCGGCTTTGACCGCCGCTTCGCACTGGAACGTGTCACCGAAATCGGCAGCGAAATCAGCGAGATGGAACGCTATATCACCAACCAGACGCAAATCATGGTGATGTCCGAGGTCGAAGGCTACGCTTACATTGATCAGTATGCAGTGCGGATCCTGGACATTAATAGCTGACGTCATGGCGTGTTTATGTGCTTCCAGTTTTGGCGACGAAGGATGCTGTTGATTGTACCGCGTGACACATTGAAGTGTTCGGCAATTACTG